GACCGACTTGCTGCTTGACCTGTTGGCTGGCGTCGGCGGCGTGGCGGTTGGCGCGTCGGTGTTGACGGCATTGGCATGGCTCGTAAGCCGATAGACGACAAGCCGGAATGCCAGCAATGCGCCCACAGCCGCCAGCACCGTCCCGAGGGCATCAGTATTGCCGCGCTGGTGTGCGGGCATCCGTCTGCGCTGCGCATCAACCAAGGCGCGGTGTGGTTTCACACGCTGGCGCGGGAAGTTTGCAGGGGGCGACGCTTTGAGCACAGAAAAAAATCATGAGCTGGTGCTTGAGTGCCTGCGCCAAGTGACCGATGTCGTGGGCGAGCGGACGGCTACGCAGATCGAGATTGTCGTGACATTCGCGGACAAGATCAGCGAGTTTTGGACAACGAATCCCGCGCCGCTGACGATGGTGCGCGGCAAGGGGAGCACGCATTGAAAGATCCATTTCTTATTGACTCGCCAACGTGCATCAGCTTTAGCGGCGGGCGCACAAGCGCCTACATGCTTTGGCGTGTCTTGCAAAGCAATGGCGGGCTACCAGATGACGCGGTTGTTTGCTTTGCTAACACCGGCAAGGAAGACGAGGAAACGCTGCGATTTGTGCGCGACTGCGGCGACAACTGGCAGGTGCCGATCGTGTGGGTTGAGTACCACAACGATGAGCGCGGATATGCAGTTGTGGACTTTGAGACGGCTAGCAGAAACGGCGAGCCTTTTGAGGCAATCATCCGCAAACGCAATTACCTGCCGAATCCGGTGACGCGGTTTTGTACCGTTGAGTTAAAAATCCGCGCCATGCACAAGCATCTGAAGTCGCTTGGCTGGAAAGACGGCGACGGATGGGATCAGTTTGTCGGCATAAGGGCAGACGAAGAGCGAAGGGTTGCAAAGATTCGTGCGCGGCCATCTCCAGAGACGGTCAAAGAAACGATGTGCCTGCCGCTTGCCGACGCGGGCATCACCATTCGGGACATTGACGCCTTCTGGAGTGGTCAGCAGTTCAAGCTTGGCCTGCCAACTGTCAACGGCAAAACGCTTGCGGGTAATTGCGACCTTTGCTTTCTAAAAGCAGGCAATCAGGTGCAGACGCTTATCAGCGAAAAGCCCGAGCGTGCCGTGTGGTGGGCAAATATGGAAGCGCTGGCACTGGCGTCTAAGCCGTCCGGTGCGCGATTCCGAAGCGATAGGCCGAGCTACCAAGCAATGCTCAATAACTCACGCGATCAAGTTGATGCGTTTGGTTACGCAGATGCCGGCATCGATTGCTTCTGCGGGGACTGACAGTGAGCAAGGCAACACCCACCAGCCGCAGCATGGCGTGGCTCAAAGACGCGGGCTATCACGCGGAAGTTGTCGAGCAGACGAAGCGGGTCGGCGCACCTGGGGCGATGAAGGTTTGGAAAGTTGACCTGTGGAGTTTTATTGACCTGCTGGCAATAAAACGCGGCGAGGTGCTGGGCGTGCAGACGACGAGCTGGACGAATGTTTCGGCCCGCGTGCGGAAGATCACCGACTCGCCGTTGCTGCCGCTTGTGCGCGAGGCTGGCATTCGCGTTGTTGTGCATGGTTGGCACGCGGATGGGCGAGTAAGGGAAGTGGATCTGTCGTGAGGCTGACTGAAAAGATGAGACTGGCCAACAGGGTTGCCGAAAAAGTCAACCGTAGCAACAAGATGCTGGCGCTGGCGTGGATCGGACATTCCTATGCGCTGCTGACGGTTGAGGACTGGGCGGCAATGTTGGCAAATAAACGGGCGACGCACGAGGACCTGGTGGCGATTTATGCGCCAGGCGTCACGCCCGACAACGTGCTGGATGGCTTGCGAGCGCACTAATGACCGACGACCGCCTGAGCTACCTGCTGGATGTTTGGCGCGAGTGGATCAGGCAGACGGATCATCGGCACGAGTTGGGCTACCCGTCGACCGCTGCGGGCATCAGGTACAGGGGCGGCACGGATTTCGAGACGATGGCCGACAGCATGGATATGACGCACGCGCTGGCCGTGGATGCGGCAATCGACAGCCTGGAGCCGTTAGAGCGCAGGGCGGTGCACCACGTCCTTATTCGCAGCCAATGGGCCAGCAGCATACCGCTGCAAGACGTATTCGCTCGCGCACGCGACATGCTCAAGATCACATTGAATCGCAGGGGGATTGAATGAAGACATACAGAGACTGGTACACGACCGCAGAAGTTGCTGCGCTGGCTGGCGTAAAGCCCGCAACGATTCACAGATCCTTGAGCGACAAACGCGCATACGCAGGCATGGTCCCGACGAAAAGTCACAACGGCGTTTTGCAATGGGACAAAGACGCGGTTATTGACGCGCTGAAACCAAAAACATATGCAGTTGCATAGAAACGTATAGAAACGTCTGTATTCCCGCAAAGGTTGATTAGCCGGAGAATTTGGGTCGGGAAGGTGTCTCCGCTTTCCCCTGTTTGTCTCCTCCTCCTGTATTGCTTGCGCCCGCTGTGGGCGCTTTTTTTTGGCCGATTACCGAAATGGCTGCTCGACTAAATCCTCGCCACACCGAGCTGGTTCGGCAAAAGATCCAGGCGGGCAACATTATTCATCGCCTGACGCAGCACGTGAATGGCGAAGTGGATATGTCTAGCACGCAAGTTACTGCGGCGCTCGGATTATTGGATAGATCAGTTCCGAAACTGCAAGCTATTCAGCACGTTGGTGACGAAGAAGGCGGGCCGATAAAGCACGTTTTTGCGTGGGCAAACCAACAAGAATCGTAATCCCCTATGCGCCGAGACCGGCATTTATGCCGTTTCATCAGCGCAGTCAGCGATGGGCGGTTATGGTCTGCCATCGACGCGCAGGCAAGACGGTTGCGTGCATCAACGACTTGTTGCGCAGTGCGCTGACGACGACGAAGCAGGAATGGCGCGGCGCTTACGTTGCGCCTTTCTACAGCCAAGCCAAGGATGTGGCTTGGACGTATCTACGACGCTTTGCAGGCGTGGTACCAGGCGTCAAGTTTCACGAGTCCGAGCTGTACGCCGAGTTTCCAAACGGCGCACGCATTAGGCTCTACGGTGCTGATAACGCGCATGTGCGACTGCGCGGCATCTACCTGGACGATGTGATTCTTGACGAGTACGCGGACCACGCGCCGGGCATTTGGGGCGAAGTCATTCGTCCGCTGCTGGCTGACAGGTTGGGTCGGGCGACATTTATTGGCACGCCTAAAGGGCACAACAGTTTCTATAAGCTGGTCAACGATGCGGTCAATGACCCCGACTGGTATCGGCTGATTCTGAAGGCTTCCGAGTCGGGCATTGTTGCGGAAACGGAGCTGTACGCCGCTGCGTCGCAGATGACCGAGGATCAATACGCGCAGGAATTCGAGTGCAGTTTTGAGGCCACGATAGCCGGTGCGGTTTATGGCAAGTGGCTGGAAAAGGCGACGCAGGCCGGGCGCATCACCCGGGTGGACGCAGACGCGAGCCTGCCGGTGCATACCGCGTGGGACTTAGGGTTTGGCGACTCGACGGTGATCTGGTGGTTTCAGCTTGTTGGCGGGCCGCGCCCAGAAGTGCGCATCCTTGACCACTACGAATCGCACGGCCACGACATCGTGCATTACTGCAATGTGCTGAAGGATCGCGGCTATCGATACGACGGCGGCAAGCATTACGTTCCGCACGACGCGGCCAACAAGTTGCTTGCGAGCGGTGGCCGCAGCATCGTGCAGCTTGCGTGGGCCGAGGGCGTGAAGATGACCGTCGTCGGCGCGACATCGCAAGAGAATCAGATCAGCGCCGCACGCAAGACGTTGGAGTGTGCGTGGTTTGACGCTGATCGCTGCGCCAACGGCATTGAAGCCTTACGCAATTACCAGTATGAATTCGACGACCGGCTGAAGACGTTTAAGCCCAAGCCGCGACACGACTGGTCAAGCCATAGCGCTGACGCATTCGAGATCATCGGGCAGGTATGGCAACCGCCCAAGCCGCCAGTAACTGAAACGAAACCGCGCTTTCTGCACGAGATGAAAGCGTCCGAGATATTTTGGCCCGAGGAATCCGGCCTGCAAACACGCGAGCGAATCTAATGGCAATCGGCAACCTTCCGGTCGGCAACGCAAAAGCAATCAGCGCCACCGCTAACGTCAAGTCCAGCCAAGGCGCAATGCTTGGCATTTTCTGCTCGAGCAGCACGTCCGGCACCATCACGCTGTACGACGACGCCTCAACTGGCACGACCGTGCCAATTGCCGCAGTGTTTAACGTCACAGCGGGCACCTGGTACTCGCTGCCGGTGGCGTTTGGCAATGGCTTGTACGTCGTTGTAGGCGGCACCGCAGCGGTCACGGTTGTGCTGGTCTAATGGCCGACGATACGGACGACACCAGCGGCGGGCAACCGACCGCTGACGGCGCGAGCGGGTACGACGGCGCAGGACTTGTTGCGCGTTGGACGGCTGAAATTAGGATGTACGAGCGGGCCGCGACTGGCTGGGAAGGTCGCAGCAAAAAGCTGATTAAGCGGTACAAGGACGAGCGCGGGATTCGCGACGGCGCTGGTGTGCGCTACAACGTGTTGTGGAGCAACGTCCAGACGCTGCTGCCCGCGATCTACGCACGCACGCCAAAAGCGGACATCGAAAGGCGTTTTAAAGACGCCGACAAGACTGGGCGCTATGCCAGCCAAGTGCTGGAGCGCTGCGTTGATTACTTCGTCCAGCAGGATGGATTTAACGCAACCGTGCGCCAAGCGGTGCTTGATTACCTGCTGCCGGGTCGCGGGACGACTTGGGTGCGTTACGCGCCAAGAATGCAGCAAGTGCCTGCGCCTGGGGACGAAGTAGGGCAGGGCGGGCAAGTCTCGGACGATGTGCAAGATCCCGAGACGCTTGAGATGGTGGAGTTTGAGGACGTGGTGACCGACTACGTTCACTGGTCGGACTTCGGCC